TTAGGTTTCCAACAGCGCGGCCGGCAGGAATATCGCCTTGGCCTGATGCGAGCTAAACCGCGTCGTGCCGTGTCGCCTCGCACCAGGCAGCGACAGTATGGCCGCGCGCCACTCTCCGTCCGCCCATTGCGTCTCCGCAAAGACGCGAGCGACCTCGACGGCGGTGTAGGACAGCAGCGCGCCGCCCTTCACCCGCCTGATGCCGAAGTCGGGCAGCAGATCGTCCGGATCGTCGCGCAATGCCTCCGCCACCGTGATGCCGCCGAGATCGCGCGCCAGCAGCACTGCCAGCGCTTCTCTGCCATCGGCTCGCGACGGCGCGACGTATTCCGCCGCCGGCAGCGGAGGCAGGCCGAGGGCGGCCATGTAACCAACCGCTGTCTCGAAGCCGCGTACTTTGCTGATCCAGCGCAGGAAATCGACCTTGGCACCAAGCGGCGCGTATTGCAGCCCGAGCTCGACGATGGGCGAGGCCGGTTCTGGCGGCAAAAGCAGGCCGCGACGCCACGCCATGAACACGCGGATGAGCTGCTCGCGCACGTCGGCGGCGTTCTTGGCGTCGGATTTAACCGCGATGAGCAGCGCCTGGCCCTCGTTGAGGTGATATTCATTGCCGGGACGGCCGCCAGAGGGGGAGGTTTTTGCCACCGTGGCAAAAACCTCCCCGTATCGCTGAAGCTCATCCATGCTTCGCGCTATCAGTTTTCGGATGTCGTAGGGCAGGTTGTAACCAAGAAGTTCGGCCAGCCGCAGATCCAGCACGGTCGGCTCCTCATTGTGGACAACGATCTCATCGACACGAAGCATGGCGTTCATCAATGCACTCCCATGTGGCCAGAGGGACGATCAACCTTGCGTTCGGCCGTGCCGATCAGCTGCTGGACGGCAAGGATGCCCGACCCGACCGGCCCGCGCATGGCGAACCAGTCGTCGGCGTTGTCGGCGTTTTCGAAGACGTTGAAGATCAGATCGAGCAGGCGCTGAGCCTCGTGAAGGTCCAGACTGCAATCGGTTTCGAGGCGGGACATGACGTTCTCCTGGGAAGCGCCAGCTCTCAAACTGGCGGCCGGACACACCGGGTTGAGAGACCGTCCAGGAACGGCAAGCCTTTCGGCTTCCCAATGTGCCCGACCATAGAAAAAACGCCCTGTCGGGCGCTTTGCGGCACCCTGGAACCGGCTCTCAACCCGGACTCCACGATCTCGTGAAGCGATGGTAGGATGAGTCCGCGCGGGGAGGTTGTCAAGTGAAGCTCGAAAAAGAGGATGACTGGGTAATCAACTTCCTGCGTGAAGTACCCAAGCAAATTGAGGCGGACCGGGCTAAACAGGATGCCGCCGACACGTACTGGAAAGAGCAGGCCAACCAGACCAAGGCGGAGATATTGAAGCAGCAAACATGGGACGGAGCGCCGCTTCCATATGACTGGCCCCCTGTTCTGCTGCTTGCACTCATTAGTGTAGCAATCCTTACTCTGGTATTCCGGAAACTTATCTTCTCGACGGCGGACGACGCAGCGATTGGCGTTATGGCAACCGGCGTGAAGGCGTGGCGCGCTATCCGGCGAGCGGGGCGGCGCACACAAGAACGTGTGCTCGATCGAGCCTCTAAGCCCTAAGTCCGGCTCTGCCGGCCCATCCAGGCGACCAGCTTGCCGATCGCCGAGCGGCCGAGCTCGGGGTGCATGCCTAGATAGTGCTTCAGGATATCGTCGATCGATTGCAGGCTATGGCCGGTGATCGCCGCGATTTCAAACTTCGAACAGCCCGCCAGCGCAAGACGGGTCACCGCCGTGTCGCGCAGGTCCTGGTCACGGAAGTCGACGAGCGACGGCATGGGCGCCAGCCCGGCTGCGGCGAGCATGTCCGGCACGCTGCGCTGGCCGAACACGGTGACCGCCGGCGCGGTCGGTTTGCCGTCCTGGCCGCGCTCGACGTCGCCGGTGCTGGCGGCGATGCGCACCAGCCGATAATTCTTGCGGTACCAGTCGGCCTCCCAGGGCCGTCGCATGGCGTCGCACAGCAGCACATGGGGCCAGTTGACCCGCCATTCGCGGCGGCGCGCCCTGGCGTCCGCAAGGCGGGCCGCGAGCTCGGGCGCCAGCGGCACCAGCAACGGCTGGCCATGCTTCTTTTTCTGCCGGAACAGGATGCCGTCGCCGGTTACCTGACCGCCCTCGAGGGCGAGCCGATCATTTTGGCGCTGGCCGGTGAAAAGGCCCAGCAAAATGGCGTCGCCGATGTCCGGCAGGCCGAGCGCGTCGGCGACCTTGACCAGATGGTCCATTTCCTCGACCGATCCATAGCGGATGCGAGGCGCGGGCATAGGCAGGGTGCTTTCGATCTGCGCCACCGGGTTGCCTGGCACCATGCGCTTCATGACGCCGAACTTGAAAGCCACCGACAGGAAGGCGCGCACGCAGCGCGCCTGCGCGAGGCCGTGCGCCTCCTCGATGTCGGAGAACAGGGTTTCGAGGCCGAGCGGCGTGAAACCGGCCGCCGGCATGATCCATACGCGGCCATCATGGAACTGTTGAAGCAGATTGCGCGCCTGCCGGTAGTAGCGGATCGTATTGGCCGACAGCGGCGCGCGGCGCTTCTTGCCCTGCGCGAAGGCCTCGCCTTTCAGCCGCGGCTGATCGAGAAAGCTCTCGGCCATGTGGGCGAGAGAGGAAAGGCTGTGCGCCTGGCCGGCGCGCGTGGCGCGGCGCACCGCCGCCGGCGTGGCGGCGCCGCCGGCAATTCTGCCGCGCTTTGCCGCGATCTCGGCCTGGCGGGCATTGGACCAGTCCTGAGCCTCGGCCAGGGTGAACCACTCACCGGAAGGGCGGCCGTCGCGGTTGGGCGGCCCGTGCCGCAGATCCTCACCCTTGTAACCGAGCGCGCGCTGCGCGGCCGAGGGCCAGAAGCGCGGCCGGCCGTCGCGCCAGGTGACGAGGGGGATATGTACGACGATCTTTCCCATAAACGACATGAAAGCCCCCGATCGGTCAGCTTGTCAAAGCGGGTTTGTGGACTATGCGACCATCGCCGCCGGGGGCAGCGGTATCGCCCCGATATGCGGCCGCCACAGATGCAGGCAATAGGGGTGCACCGATATGTGGTCGGCTTCGGCAACATGCAGTTGCATCGCCACCTCCCCCGGCAGGAAAAACGCACGCTTCACCATCTCCATTTCCGCCCAGCGCGGGCAGCGATTGATCAGGCTGACGCTCACGTGATCCCAACCATCGCCGTTCGAGGCGATTATCCGCAGCTGCCGTTTGTCGATCGGAGAGAGCATGACAAAGGCGCCGCAAATGCTGTTGCCGGCACCGGGCACGCCCCATAAGTCGGCAATGTTCGGCGGGAGCATCACCCGGAAGCGGCTAAGTTCGCGAAGGTCACGCATCGGAAAATCCTTGATTGAAGAAAAAAGGCGGCATTCGCGCCGCCAGTCTGGAGGAAAGATTGAGCCCGGCCGGTACGCGGTGGAGGGACCATCCGGCCGGGCTCGGAAAGCGCTGGCGTGGAGGGACACCAGCGCTTCACGACCCCCAACGGGTCATTCGGGAAAGATTTTAGGCGGCGGCGGCTTGCGCGCCTCGGCCAGCCGGTCGACCAGCACGGCGAGGATGAAGGCGACGGCCGCGCCCTCGGCCAGCATCATCAGATAGGGGATCATGGCTTTGCCTCACGCGCCGTACCGGCGGCTGCGCCGCCTGGCGCTCCGGCTGGGCGTCGAATGATCGACGGCCGCCGGTCGGCGGCTCGGCCTTCGGCCGTTACCGCGAACGCCTCCACCGTCAGCGCTTCGTCCAGCGCCGCGACCAGGACGCGATGCAGCCCGGCCTCGAGGAAGGCCAGATTGGAGAGGTTGCGGCTCATGGCACGCCCCGCCCTTCGGAAATTCGCTGCCAGCTGTCGCGCAGGAACTTCGGAATGTCGGCGTCCGGCGGCACCATCGGGTGAACCGACACGTCCTGCGGGATCATCGCCATCATGCCGTCGTCGGTGCGCACGGCGACGATGTCGGTGTTGCAAAGCCCGTCGAGAAGCGTGGCGAGCTCGTCGCGATCCTCGATCCTGATCTTGGTAATAGCACCCGGCTTCAAACCGCGTTCGCGCCGGTAGGTGTTGGCTGCGTCGTGCAGGGCAAAGAGGCGGCGCTCGACATTGTAGACGATCATGCGCGCCTCCCCTGCAGCGACACGGAGGCGACCAGGCGCCCCGAGCCGGTCAGGTCGAGGCGCGGGTTGCGCCCGGTTCGATCGACGCGGGCGAGGCCGAGCGCGATCAGGCTGTTGGCGACGTCCAGCGTCACCTTGTCGGGCGAATGGCCGTAGCCGCCGCTCGACCGGTTGAGCACCTTGCGCGCATCGAGCAGGGCGATCGCCCGCTTCTGCTGCCGCGACAGGAGTTTGGGGTTGAAGTCAGCGAGGGCGGCGATCATCGCTTTGCTCTCATCGCTTGCCGAACATTGGCTATCTGCGTCGGCAGCCGGTCCTTCGAGATCGCCATGAAAAGTTCGACGGCAACCGGGTCGCCGCTAGGCCTGGCCACTTGCGCGGCGATCGAACCGTAGAGGCAGATGGAGAGCGAGCAAAGGGCATGTAGGACATTGCCGGGCTCGGTGCCGCTATTCAGTTCCGCTTGCGCCCACAACGCCGCGCTCTGCATCCACCCATTGGCCATGGCACGGCCTTCGATGCGCACCTGCTTATCGGGGTGGGTCAGCAGCTGGGCAAGCGCGTCGGTCGTCGGGCCGGTGTCCGCCATGAAGGCGGTGTGCATCGGAGCGCTCATTGCGCGTACCTCTTTTCCAGATCGTCGAGGCCGGGCTGCGCCTCCGGCAGGTGGGTCTCGCCGTTGGTCTCGATCCAGCGCAGCACGCAGGCGCGGGACCAGCGGTTGAGACCGGGCAGTTTTCTCGGGAAGCCGGCCGCCTCGAGGGCGGGCCGCTTGGCGTCGAAGGTGGCGCGGGTCCTGAAGCCGAGAAGGCCGGCGACCTGCTCGCCCTTCAGAACCGGGTCGATCGTGTCGTGGGCGGTCATGCAAATCACCTCGTTCTTGGTGGAACGGGGCGAGAATGTGGGGAAATTCACAGAAGTCAAGAAAATTCACGCGAACGACGGTCACACGTGAAACATTGTGACGCCAACCTACCGCAACGCAGCAGGGGAAAGGTCAGTCAGCGGTGATTTGGATCAGGCCGCCCGGCGAGGGCGCAGGGCGGAGATTACGACGCCGCGCACCAGCACACGGTCGCCATCGACGAGCAGCGGGCGCATCAGCGAGCTGTCGAGCGTCGAGCCATGCAGGAACGGGTCCTCGTAGAGGCGCATGACGGTTTCGGCGCGGCCGTAGCGGTCATAGACCTGGGCGCAGACGGCATCGCCGTTATGCGGCTCGGCGTTCAAGTCGACCATGAGCACGTCGCCGGGGAGATAGCCTGCGCTTTCAAGCGCGCGAGATCGCAAAACCCAAGCGTCGACGCCATTTCGCCCACCTTTGAGCGCGGCGATGGCCTCGCGCAGCCCATCGCCGGGCGCTGCGATATAGGGCGCCGCCTCGTTCTCGGCAAGGCCGCGCGGCATTGCGGGCGCATCAGACTGATAGGCGGGCAGTCCGCTGGCGTTTTCGATCTTGGTGACGGTGCGGGTGCCGAGCTGGGCGACGCCCTGTTCGTCGTTCTTCCACTTGGACAGAGTGGTGTGGCTGATGCCGGCCTCGGCGGCGAGCTGGCTCATGTTCCAGTTGCGGTGCCGAAGTACCGCGTCGATCCATGCCAGCTGCTTGCGACGAACGTTTTCCACAAGGGCGAGCATTAGGGCGCGTTACTCCACAACAAAATCGCGCGAATGGTCACTTGACACTTTTCAGCAAATCACACTTTTTCACATTCTCCTAGTGTGAGGAGCGCGCATGCGCAGCTGGAAGGACATCGAGGATCGCCGTCTCGCCGCCGGCATCAGCCGGGCGGAAATGGCGCGCAAGAGCGGCATTTCCGAAAGCACCGTGTTCAAGGGGCTGCAGCGCGGCACCAAGCCGCTGCCCTCGATCGTCTCGGCGATCGACGCTGTGCTGACCACCGCAGAACAGGAGAGGGCGGCATGAGCTGGTCACCGACGCACTGCATCTATCACGGCAATTGCGACGACGGTTTTGGCGCCGCCTGGGCCATCCGCCGGCGCTGGCCCGACTGCACTTTCCTGCCGGGATTTTACGGTAAGCCGCTGCCGGAAACCCCGTGGGGCGCCAATGTGCTGTTCGTCGACTTCTCGGCCAAGCGCGCGGCGATCGACGCGCTGGCTCAAAAGGCGGCCTCGATCGTCATCCTCGACCACCACAAGACGGCCGAGGCCGAGCTCGCACCGTTCGCCTGCAAGACGAGCGACGGGCGGCTGACCGGCATCGTCGACGATCTTCCGGGCATGTTCCGCGATGCGGCAGAGCTTGATCGGCCGCTGGTGTTCAGCTTCTTCGACATGGACCGCTCGGGCGCGGCGATGGCGTGGGAATTCGCACACGGCGACGCGCCGGCGCCGACACTGATTGAACTGATAGAGGACCGCGACCTTTGGCGCTTTGCGCATGCCGAGCGGACCAAGCGCGTGTCGGCGGCGCTGCGCACCTATCCGCATGACTTCGAGATATGGACCGAGCTGATGGGCGCTGTGGACCGGCTCGACCAGGAAGGGGTGATCGTGCTGCGCGCGCACCGCGCCAATCTGGTGAAGTTCCTCGAGCAGACCAGCATGATGGAAATCGCCGGCCACATCGTGCCTGCCGTCAACGTGCCGTACCATTATGCCAGCGACATCGCCGACGCGCTGCTCAATCGCCACCCGCAGGCGCCGTTCGCGGCCGCCTGGTTCCGCCGCGCCGACGGCAAGCTGCAGTTCTCGCTGCGCTCCACCGACGAGCGCGTCGACGTGTCGGCTATCGCCGTGACATTCGGGGGCGGCGGGCACCGCAACGCCGCCGGCTTCGAAACCGACGCGTGGCTGTCATGACCACCTTGCCGACCATCCCGCCGGCGCCGGCGGTGCTGCCCTATCCGCGCGACGACGGCTATTGGCTGATCGAGAACAGGCGGGCGATCTGGCGGCCGTTCGTGCCGGCGATACGGCCCGGCGCGGTGATCGTGCCGATGCCGGCCCGCGAGGGCGCGACGTTCGGGATCGCGCCCGATGACGCCAAGACGAGGCACATCACCGGCGGCCACTTCGTCGGCGGCCAGATGCATTGCGGGCCTGTGTTCGGCATCATTTCGACGCCGGAGGCCTGCTTCGAGTTTACCGACAACTGGTATTTCGGGCCGGAGAGCCAGGCGTGACCCCCGCGCTGATTGCCCGCCGGATCCTGCGCCTGGCCGATGCCATGCGCGAGGAGATCGCCCGCCAGGACGCCGCCGGCTGGCCGGTTCCCGCTTTGACCGCCCGCGCGGAGCGCCAGGCGATCGACAATCTCAAACACGCGTCGGCCATGCTGCGCGACAAGGCAGAGGGGTTGCGGGCATGAAAATCAAGCGCGCGCAGTCGATCTCGTTTTTCATCTGCCCTGACTGCACTGCCGTCCACATCGGTTTCTTCCGCGATGGCAAGATGTTTGCCGAGGCCATTCCGAACGACATCGATGCAGTGGCCGCTGACTTCATGGACAAGATCAAGGAAGCGCGGGCGTTGGCGGCTGCGAAGGCTAAGCACTGATGCTCGACCTTCCCCAACTCTCCACCGCCGACAGCGTGTCGGCCGGCTATCCGAACGAAAGACTGCTGGTCGCCTCGGTGATCGGCCGCCTGGTGCTGGCGGCGCGCGATCTCGGCTGGCGCGGCACGCGGCTCGTCGACGCGGCCTGGCACGAGGGCGACCGGCTGGTCGCCGTAGCGGTGGCGCCGGGCGATGGCGAAGTGACCGTCGACCAGGTGTCGAAGTTTCTGAAAGAGGCGCGCCGCGCTGCAAAATCCAACCCCAAGCCAAGGACGTGACAGATGCTTGCCTTCGAAAACACCGTCGCCACCAAGGACCAGCTGATCGCCAATCTGGAAGCGCACGCCGCCGCCGATCATTTCGTCAAGGGCCGGTATTGGGAGAACGGCAAGGGCTGCGCGGTGGGCTGCAGCCTGATCGATTTCGGTGGGCGGCCGGACAATCACGGCGACTATGAGCGGCTCTTCGGCATTCCGCGCATCCTGGCGCGGCTCGAGGACGGGATATTCGAGGGGTTGCCGATCGAAGACGCCAAGACATGGCCGCTGCGCTTCGCGCGCGCCATCCGCCCCGGCGCGGACCTTTCGCTCGTCTGGCCGAAATTCGCCGTGTGGCTGCTTGTGGACAAAGACCATGGCGTGGTGAAATTCGCCAAGGAAAATGGTAGGTTAGCAATCGAAGCCGTTGCCGCTCTCTATGCCAGGGTGATCGCCGGCGAAACAGTGACAAGGGAAGAATTCAGCAAAGCCGCCGCCGCCGCCTACGCCGCCGCCTACGCCTACGCCGCCGCCGCCGCCGACGCCGCCGCCGCCGCCGCCGCCTACGCCGACGCCGCCTACGCCGACGCCGCCGCCGCCTACGCCGCCGCCGCCTACGCCTACGCCTACGCAAGGGGGGCATCATCGGCGGAGCGCCGGAGGGTGCGGGAGGATGCCCGCCGCGCCCAGGCCGACCAGCTCATCGCTCTGCTGGAGGCCGCATGACACCCGTCACGATTTCCCTCACGCTCGAGGGACGTATGGCCGCTGCCATCCAGCAGCGCGCCAAGACGATGGGCAAGACCATGAGCCATTATGTGCGGCTGCTGGTCGACGGGGCCTATGCGGCGCGCATCGCCGGCGAGCGGGACGGCACGAGCGGCGACGCCGAGCTCGACCGCCAGGTAAAGCAGGTCTTCCTGCTGGCCGATTGCGAGCCCGAATTCATCGCCCAGGCGCTCGGCATGGAGCAGGGCCGGGTCGAGCGCATTCTCGAGGGATGGAAGACGGTCGCCGGCGAGAAGCCGCGCGCGGCGCTGCCGCTTCCAGATGCCTCACGGGGCGTTTCGCCGCCTGACGGCGGCGGCCCCTCCGGCGGGGCGTCGAACGATCGACGGCCGCCGGTCGGCGGCTCGGCTTCGCCGTCGGCCGTCACGGGGGGGGGCACGGCAGTAGACGGTGGGCGCAAAAACGCCTGGTCGCCCGAGCACGTCGAGATCGTGCGGCGCATGTGGGCGGACGGCCAGTCGGTAAAGGCGATCGCCGCTGCAGTCGGTCGCGATCATTGGGCTGTTCAGAAGTGGGCGGAAACGCACCGCGATGTCTGCCCCGCGCGTACAATTTCGGCTCGCGGCTGGTCCGAGGAGCATGTCGAAATCGCCCGAGAGATGTGGGCCGCCGGCGAGACAGCGACGACAATCGGAGCCGCTGTGGGTCGGCAGGCCACCGCCGTGCAGCAGTGGGCGAGCAAGAACCGCGATGTTTGTCCCAGACGGCTCGCCTGACATGATCGACGCCATGATGCCGATCCTGCGCGAACTCTACGAGGCGCGCGACGAGCACGTTGTCGCCGACTGCCTTCTGCGCATGCCCGACGCGGTGGTGCTGAAATACCAGCGCCCGATCGAAGCGAGCTGCCGGCGCGCCGGCTTTGCCAGGGGCGCCGAATTCGTGGCGCTGCGCGTGTCGCTGATGCAGGCCGTGCGCAACAGCGCCGGCGGCCTGCCGGGCGGGCCTTCGATGGCGCTGGCGCAGGCGCAGGTGGACATGGGCGCGATCGCGCTAGGTGTCTCACGGGCCGCACCGCCGCCTTTGGCGGCTGGCCCTGCGACGGCGCCTTCGGACGGCCTAGCGGCCTGTACTGCCGGCGCCAAGGCCGACGCGAGGCCGGAAGCCCTCGACATCTGACCGTTTCGTTGCGTGTTGCGTCGCGTCTCCCTGCTTTGACTACCTCCCTGTAACTGGTCCGGCCGCCCCCGGCCGGACCCTTTTTGGCCAGCACGATGCACCGGCGACAGCGCATGCTCGACTATTCGACGACGAAGGCCAGGCGCATCTTCCTGACCGCTGCCGCGCTGGTGGCGGGCTCGACGCAAGTGCCGTTCCGCGAGCTGGTGAAAACCAACCGGATCGGCCGCCATGCGCGCGGCGACGCCACGGTGCTGTCGCGCAACATGGCGATGTATCTGACCGTGGTGGCCGGCGACGTGCGCCAGGCGGCGCTGGCACGGGCGCTGGACCGGCCGCGCAAGGCGATCGTCAAGGCCTGCCGGCAGGTCGAAGATGCCAGGGACGCGCCGGAAATCGATGCACTCCTCGACCGTTTAGAGGCGCTGTTTTGATTGCCTCACGCGCCTGTTCGCCTTCGGCGGGCGCTCCGGCGGGGCGGCCTGACCGGCCGACGCCCGGTCGGGCTTGCGGCCTGGCGGCCGGGGCGTTTCATTCATGATCGACTTTGCCGAGATCCGCGCCAGGCTGATCGACAACATTTCGTCGATCGTGCCCGAGCTGGTGCCCGGCGGGCGCCGCAACGGCAAGTACTGGATCGGGCGCAACCCGACGCGGGCCGACAGGCATGGCGGCAGTTTCTGGGTTTTGATGTCAGGCCCGGCCACCGGGGCCTGGCGCGACGAGGCCGGCGTGCGCGGCGTCGACGAGGGCGACATCGTGCGCCTGGTGCAATATTGCCGGCGCCTGGCCGACCTTTCGGAAACGCGCAAAGAGTGCCTGAAACTGCTCGGCCTGTCCGACAGCGGCGGCCAGGCGCTGTCGGCCCGCGAGATCGCCAAGCGCAACGCCGAGCGCGACGCGGCGCGGGCGCGGCAGGAGAAGGCGGAGGCCGAGACGCGGGCCAGGAACGCCCGCGGCGCCTTTGCGCTGTGGCTGAAGGCGACCACACTGTCGCCGGCGTCGTTTCGCGGATCCGTGCTCGAGCGCTATCTGCTCGGCCGGGCGATCGACCTTTCCACGCATCTGATCGACGTCAAGCGGCCATTGCCGGGCGCGCTGCGCCTGTTTGCCGTCCATGACTACACAACGGCCGACGGCGAGCTGATCGAGCTTCCCTGCATGGCGGCGCTGATGAGCGGGCCGGACGGAAAACCGCGCGCCATCCACCGCACGTGGCTGGCGCCCGATGGCAGCGGCAAGGCCGTGCTGCCCGAACCGCGCACCAACAAGCCGCGAAAAATCTGGCCGGCCGGCTGGCAGGGCAGCGTGATCCGCCTGGCCAAGGGCGCGGGCAATCTGACGCCGGAAGAAGCCGGCCGGCAGGGGCGGCGCGGGCCGCTGATCGTCACCGAAGGCATCGAGGACGGGCTCGCCTGCATGCTGGCGATGCCGGACTACCGCGTCTGGGCCGCCGGCACGCTCGGCAATATCGGCCATGTGCCCATGCTGCCCTGCATCTCGCAGCTGACCGTGTGCGCCGACAATGACTGGAACAAGCCGGAGGCGGTGGCCGCCTTCGACAAGGCGATCGCCATGCTGAAGGGGCATGGCGTGCCGATCCGCGTGGCGCGCTCGCCGCGCGGCAAGGACATGAACGACCTCTTGAAAGGAGAAACGATATGAAACACAGCCAGATCCAGAAAGCGGCCTACATGGCCGCGACCAGCGCGTTCTACGCCGCGCAGATGCCGATACCGCAGCGTCCTGGCGCCGTCAGGGGCGGCGGCTTTCTCGACAGCGCCGACAGCGTCATGACCGATCTCTACGACTATGCGCGGCAGCGCGCCTTTCCGCCGGCCGAGACGCTGGCGCGCAAATTCTACGAGCTGCAGGGCGTGCCGGTGTTTCCCCACGCGTCGATCGCCGACATGACGCAAGGCGAACTCGCCTTCTTCCGCACCTTTCGCGCCACGGCCGACACGCTGGAGCCGCTCCATGAGCCCGACCCGGAGCGTTTCGAAGGCGGCCCGTTGTGGGAGGACCAGGACGACAGTTGGGCGGCATCGAAAGCCGAGGCGGAGATCGAGCTGCTCCGCGCCAATGCGGCGATCGGCGCCTCGCTGATGGCGGCGATCGAGGCGCATAGCGGCGAGGGCATGCTGCTGCATGGCTGGAGCCCGGCCGAGGATCCGGCCGAAGTGGTCGGCGACCTGGTGGTCATGCTCGACGAGCAGAACCAGGAAGTGGCGGGCCTCAAAGAGGCCGTACTCGAGGGCAGCAAGGATACGCAACGGCTTCACCAGCTGCAGGCGGCGCTGAAGGGGGCGAAGATCAAGCTGCCGGACGTCGACGGCGCGACGATTTCCGAGGAGCAGCTCGACATCCTCCACAAGGCCGGTGCCGAGCTCGCACCGCTGGAGCCGGAGCAACCGGACGAGGAAGCCGCCGCCGCCGGCGTCACAGCGGTGGAGCCGGACCAAGAGACGGCGAGCGAAGCGAGCGGGGAAGGGGAAATCGCGCCCAAGTCCAAGAGCAAGAAGAAATAGCGCGCGCCAAGCATTCGCATGACCGGTGACAGAACAGACGGCGGCCCGCGATCGCGCAAGGGCAAGGGGAAACCCGACCTTCGCGTGGTCGCGGACGTCATGGACGGCCAAAAAGAGGCGGTGAGCGCAGCGAGCAGGGAAGCAAAAGACCCTGACCTGGATGCCGTGAAAGCGGCGATCCTCGAGGCCGAGGCCGACGAGGGCGATGCGCTGCTGGCCATCGGCAAGCAGGATCCTCTGCCGGGCCGATCGTTCAAGACCAGCAATGGCGACATGATCGAGCCGGGCATCTGGACGCCCGACGCGCTCGGCCTGCCGCCCGACTGCCCCGTGCTGCCGCTCGGTACCGACGAGGGCATGTTCTTTTTCCTCGACACGATCGGCCAGATGCGCGCCCTGAAGGATGGCGAGCTCGGCCAGGCCGGCATCAACAGCCTGTTCATGGGGCGCCACTGGTACCTCTACGCGATGTTCCCCAAGAAGAACGCCGACGGCATCGTGACCAGCTGGCGGCCGGAGAAGGCGCGCGAGGTGCTTATGGGCGCCTGCGCGCGAAAAGGATCCTGGTCGGCGCTGAATTCGGTGCGCGGGCGCGGCATGTGGAAGGGGCGCGACGGCCGCCTGATCCTGCATTGCGGCGACCGGCTGTTTTCGGCACGCGGCGAGGAGCCGCTCGGCGAGCTCGAGAACAAGATCTACCCGACCAGGCCGCCGATCGCCCGGCCCTGGCCCAACCATCTTGGCGGCAAGGCCGGGCCGGCGCTGCGCCTGCTGCCGCATTTCAACACCTGGCAGTGGGTGCGCAAGGAGCTTGACCCGGTGCTGCTGATGGGCTGGATCGGCGTCGGCTTCCTTGGCGCGGCCGTGGGCAACCGGCCGGCGAGCTATGTGCTCGGCGACAAGGCGACCGGCAAGAGCGCGCTGCACGCGGACTTGAAAGGCCTGTTCGGCGAGTGGCTGGTGCACACGGCCGACACCACGGCCGCCGGCCTCTATCAGCTGCTGAAATTCGACTGCATCCCCGTGTCGATCGACGAATTCGAGGCCAAGGCCGACAACCGCAAGACCAAGGCGGTGATCGAGCTGATGCGGCTTAGCTACACCGGCGCGCCGATGAACCGGGGCGGCGACAATCACAAGGGCACGCAGTTTCACGGGCGATCGGCCTTCCAGTTCTCCTCGATCGTCATGCCGCCGATGGAGCCGGCGGATCTGTCGCGCCTGGCGATCCTGCGCCTGAAGCGCCAGCCGCCGGGCGCGGTGCGGCCGATCATTCCCGAGGAGGAGCTGGCCGAGCTCGGCCGAAAAATCCTGCGCCGGCTGATGGATGGCTGGCATCGCTTCCACGCCACCCTGACCCAGTGGCGCGAGTTTTTGGCCTCCTGCGGCCATGAGGGGCGCGGCCAGGACACTTTTGGGACGCTGATGGCGGTGGCCGACCTGGTGATCGACCACGACGCCGAAAAGCTCGGCCTGGCGTTGGCGGCGAATGCCGAGAATTTCGAAGCCTGGCGGCCGATACTGACCGCCGAGAGCATGAGCGAAGTGGCCGACGCCAGCGAGAACTGGAAGCTGTGCCTAAGCCATTTGATGAACAAGCGCATCGAGGCCTGGCGCGGCGGCACGCGGCACACGGTGGGCGAGCTCTTGACCGAATATTGGGAGGCCGACACGTCCGACAAGGACGCGATCAGCTTTGCCCAAGTGCGCAAGCAGCTCGAGCAGACGGGCCTGACGATCATGAAGCCGACCGACCGCACCGGGCACTACGAGCTGCTGGTGCCGATCTCCAACACGTCGCTGCATGAGGTTTTCCGCGACAGCAAATGGGCGGGCGAGCTCGGCGCCGGCAGCTGGACGGGATCCTTGCGGCAGGCGCCCGACGAGATCTGGCGCGACGCCAGCGCGCGCATCAACGGGCAGAAGGCCAAGGGCACCGCCTTTGCGCTGAAGGACATCATCGTGACCGAAGCGGAGGCGAGGACGTGAGGCCCTGCCGGTGCTGTGGCCATCCCGTCGCCGGCGACGCCGTGCCGCGCGAGGAGCTGTATGGCGTCATGGTCCGCACGACGTCGCCAACCTTTGCGCGCATCGTGCAGCGCCTGGCCAGGCGACCAGGATTAGCGGTGACCAGGGACGACATGGTCGAGCATCTTTGGGGTGACGCGCCTGATGGCGGGCCGCTGCAGGCGCGCCAGCTCATCCTCAAAGCGATTTACGAGCATGGCGACAAGCTTGAGCAATACGGCTGGCGGCTGCACCGGCGGCCAGGCGGCTGGGGCGACTGGATCGAGGCGATCGACATATGACCATTCTCTGCAGGCGACGTCGACCAGCTGTCTGTGAGCCCGGCCGCGCGTCGGCGCGGCCGGGCGGTGCCTCGGCCGAGTGTCGCATCGAAAAAAATCTTGCGGCCCGGCAGGGCCGCGCCGCCTTGTCCCGCATGCCGTTGCGCTGCCGAGTAGCCGCGCCCGCGCCCCGCGCCCCGCTGGCCGATAAGGTAACACCCATGGCCCCGACCCGAAGATATCAGGGAAAAGATACTGGGCTGGCGGTGGGTTTGGGCCAAGCTGTTGATTTGACAGGCGAATTCGTAAAGTGGAACCGTGGAACCGGAGTGGAACCGAAGCGAATATGCGACAAGGTGCTGATATCATTAAGGAATTCGCCAAGTGGAACCGTGGAACCGTGGAACCGCACTCCCTATACGCGCGCGCGCCGGCTCGCGCGCGTGAGGTTCCACGGTTCCACGGTTCCAGAGGGAGATATTGATAGGGGATTTCAATCGCTTGGCGCTTTTCGTGAGCGGTTCCAGTCCGGTTCCACGGTTCCAGCCAATAGGAAAAGGGGGATTTAATGGCCGGTCATGCCGACGGCGGGCTGAAGGATGCGCTGCAGCTCGATCGAGCCGCAGCCGACCTTGTCCAGGGGCGCGCGGCCGGCGCTGAAACTGGCGCGCCTGGCGGCGGCGACGCGGCGGCCGAGCAGCTGGCGCTGTTCTCGGCCGGTAGCGTGTTCGGGCAGATCAAGGTGCCGGGCGAACCGATCCTGCCGCGCACGGGTCCGGGGAGGCCGAGGGGCAGCATCAACCGCACTACCAAGGATTTGGTGAAGCTGATCGAGGCGACTGGCCGCCATCCGCTGCTGGCCATGGCCGAGATCGTCGCGATGCCGATCGACATCATCGCCGCGACGCTGGGCTGCAAGAAGATCGAGGCGGCGGAGTACCATCGCAAGGTGATGGCGGACCTGGCGCCCTACGTGGCGCAGAAGATGCCGACGATGATCCAGCCGGTCGGGGCCAACGCGGGCTACCTCATCATCAACACGGGCGCGCCGGTCGGCCCTGGCGCTGCCGGGCTCGACATCACGGTGATCGACGGCGAGCAGGCTAACGTATTGATTTCATTGGATGCAGACGAGAGCGAGGCGGCGACGTCTCACGGCGATGCGTCTCACGGCGAGGCTAAGTAGATGGAAGCATTGACGAATATGGCCCCTGACCCGCTGATCAGAAATCAGCGGACCAGCGCCGCCGGCGGGGCAGGCCGATCGGTCCGGATGGGGGTGGCCTCGGCCGCCCAGGGCGCAGGCCGGGGGTATCCTCGAAATCGGGTTTCGCTGACCGTGCACGTATCGCCTGTGCGATTTTTCGCTTTTCAACGGAACGAGGCTTCCGAGGGCAAGGAAAATATGGCGCCGACCTTCCGGGGCCGGGGGGGGGCGCCCATGAGCAAGTTCTTGACCGGGGAGAAGGCGCGCGCGGCGATCGTGCTGTGGGCCAGCGGCCAGTTCGATACCGCCGAGATCGCCAAGGCGCTGGACGTCAGCGAGGACGCCGCCTGGCGAACGCTGCACCTGGCCAAGGATGGAGCACGCGCCGACGCCCGAGCGCAAGGGCTCGCCGAGGTTATCCCGTCATGAGCCTCGATCCGTCCGTCCTGCAGGCCTATCGCCAGGCGCAGATCGACCGCGTCGATATCCGGCAGTACACGCCGCCGGGGCCGGTCAGCGGCGAAATGCTGCGCGATCGCGCCAACAATGTGCGGTTCATCACCGGGCCGATCGGCTCGGGCAAGACCAACGTCAACTTCTTCGACAAGCTGACCCTGGCCAGCGAGATGCCAAAATGCACGCGCGGGCCTTATGCCGGGCATCGCGTTCACCGCCACCTCGAGATCCGCGACACGTACCAGAACCTCTGGGGCACGACGATCAAAAGCTGGTGGGGCTGGTTCGGACCAGACATCGGCAACTGGTCGGGCGGCGAGGGGCGCAAGGCGACGCACAGCCTGGCCTTCGAAGCGGCCGACAAGAGCCTGATCTATTTCGAGGCGGTGTTCCAGGCCATCCAGGACGTCGACGTCGACGCGGCATTGCGCGGCGTCGAGTTCACCACGGCGAACATGGGCGAGGCCGACCAGCAGTCGCGCGACGTGCTGCCCTACCTGATCGGCCGCGCGCTGCAGCAGCGCTTTCCGCCCAAGCGCTGGTTCGACGAGGGCACCAGCTACTACACCGGCGTGACGGGCGACTTGAACCCGGCCGACCCGGAAAACTGGGTCTATGAGGTTTTCGAGGACCAGCGGCCGGAAGGCCACAAGCTTTACCGCCAGCCGTCCGGCCGCTCGCCGCAGGGCGAGAACCGCGCCGCCATTTCCCGCGAGACTTACGAGAAGATGGCGGCCATGAACCGTCACCGGCCCGACTGGGTGCGCCGCATGGTCGACGGCTTGAAGGGTTTTTCGCGCGACGGCGAGCCGGTCTATGCCGATGATTACGACGACACGGTGCATTGCGACGACGAGAAGGATATCGAGCCGGTGCCGGGCGTGCCGCTGCGCCTCGGCTTCGACCAGGGCGTGCGCGGGCCGGCCATGGTCGTCTGCCAGTGGCTGCCCACTGGCCAGATGCTGGTGCTCGACGAATTTTGTCCAGGCCGCATCGGGCCGACCGGCTTCAGCCGCGGCTGCAACATATTGCGCGCCGAGCGCTATCCCGGCTTCCGCGTTTGGCGGGCCACTGGCGATCCACGCGGCTTCGACGGTGAAGACGAGGAGTTCGGCGATTTTTCATTCTTCCAGACGATCGGCCAGGCGATGGACATTACCATCTGGCCGGCCGAGACCAACGAGCTCAACCCACGCCTCGACGGCGTGCGCCAGCTGCTGCGCTACCGCGTTGGCGGCCGGCCGGGCATCCTGGTGTCGCGGCGCTGCAAGATGCTGCGAAAAGGCTTCAACTCGCACTACCGCTACAAGAAGCGGCGCGGCACCGACGCGGGCACCGATCCGAAGCCGGAGAAGAACGAATTTTCCAACCCGCACGACGCACTGCAATATGTGGTGCTGGACCTGCTCGGCCTGGTCGGGGTGGAGCGCGGCGAGCTGATGGGCGGGCGCGGCGACAAGATGCGCCGCGACGATCCGGCCGACGAGGTCGACGATCGCCCCGGCAGCGTCATGCCCAAGACCGACTTCGACGTGTGGCGCAGCTGATGGAATTCCGGGGCGCCACGCTGCCGGACTATGCCGCGCTCTATCCCGGCCGGCCGCGCCGAGCATGGCGCTTCGCGGCCCTGCAGATCCTGTCGGGCTCGGCGTGGACGCTGGTAGACGACGCGGGCAAGCCGTTGGCGCTGTGCGGCCTCTATTTGCTGCAGCCCGGCATCCTCGAGGCATGGCTAATGCTTGGCCCTTGCGTGCCGATGTCCGGCGTGCGCCGGATCCTGGCGCGCGCCGCCGAGATCCTGCCCGAGCACATCATCGTCGCCCGCGTCGACGAGAGCAACCGCGCTGGCAAGCGCCTGGCGCTGCTGGCCGGTTTCGTGCCGATCGACGAAATGCTCGAGGGGCGCCGCACTTGGGTCAGACCGGCTTTACTGCCTCGCGCGCCTGTTTCGGCGGCTCTGCCGCCGGGCGCTCCGGCGGGGCCTTCGGACGGCCTAGCGGCCTGTACTGCCGGCGCAGACCAAGATCACGCCTAAAAGGTAACAGCCCGGCACCGCCGCTTAGTATCGCGCCGTCCAAAGCGGCAAGAGGATCGGAGGCGATGGAGTTCCTGACCGGCAACAAAGGCCCGAGCGCCGCCGAGAAGGCCATGCAGCGCGACCGCTACGTGGCCGCCAACCGCGCCGACGCCGAGGCCGACCAGAAGGTCGCGCTGGCGTCCAGGGCGACGTCGCTGCGCAAGACGCTGGCCTACCGCGACAATGACAAGAAAGGCCAGCTCGGCGGCTGATGGCGAAGGCAGCGACAAAGGCGGAGCGCAAGGCGGGCGACGCGGCGGCGCGCGGCGTCAGCAGCCTGCAGCGCACGGCGCAGAACGCGGCGCGCGCCTACGAGAAATGCCGCGAGCACAAGCAACTGCTCGACGAACTCTACGAATACGTCATCCCCTACCGGGCGCCGTCGGGCAGCCGGGCATCCACCACGACCGGCCGCGTCGATCGCATCTTCGACGGCACCGCGTCCAAGGCCGCGTTCCGCTTTGCCGGCCGCATGAGCCAGGACGTCACGCCCGACAATTTCTTCGACCTGAAGGTCGGCCCCTATCTCGACATCGCCGGCGACCGGAAAAAGGAGGTCGAGCAGGATCTGGCGCTGATCACGCGCAAGGTCTCGGCGGTGCTCGAGGGCGCTGACTTCGCGGTGGCGTCGGGCGAAATGTATCTCGACCTGTTCGGCGGCACCGGCGCCATGCTGATGCTCGAGCATGAGCGCGACATCATGCGCTTCACCTCCGTGCCGGTCTCCGAGATCGCGCTGCGCGAGAACGGCCACGGCAAGGTCAACGGCATCTACTGGCAAAAGCAGTTCCTGGCCGAGGACGTGCCGGCGCTGTGGCCGAAGACGAGGATTTCCGAGAGGCTGCAAAAACTGATCGACGAGGCGCCGGCGACGCCGGTCACCATCATGCAGGCCTGCGAATTCGACGAGGCGGCCGGCCAGTGGCTGTTCGCCGCCTTCGAGCCGGACCATTGCAAGGATGACGGCGCGATCTACGAGGTGCGCGAGCGAACCTGCCCCTGGCTGACGCCGCGCTTCTACAAGGTGCCGGGCGAGCCGATGGGGCGCGGCCCCGGCCTGATGGGCCTGCCGACCGCCAAGACGCTCAACAAGGTCACCGAACTGTCGATCAAGGCGGCGGCCTTCGCGATCCTGGGCCTTTGGATCTACAAGAACGACCGGGTGTTCAACCCCAAGACCGCCGTGATGAAGCCGGGCGCCATGTGGGCGGTCGGCGCAACGGGCGGATCGATGGGCGCCTCGGTGCAGCGGCTCGACGTGCCCGGCCGCTTCGACATTTCGAACATGATCCTGCAGGACCTGCGCGAGAGCGTGAAGCAGACCATGCTCGACGACACGCTGCCGCCCGACAGCGGCGCGGTGCGCTCTGCGACCGAGATCGTCGAGCGCATGAAGCGGCTGTCGGCCGACCTTTCGGGCGCCTATTCGCGGCTGCTGCTGGAAATCGTGCGGCCGCTGGTGCAGCGCGTCATCGACGTGCTGTTCCGCAGAAAGTTGCTGAAGACCAATCTGCAGCTCGACCAGCTGCTGTTCAAGGTCGACGTCGTCTCACCGATCGCCAAGCTGCGCCAGGCGCAGGACGTCTCCTCGATCGTCGAGTGGCTGCAGATCGTCGTGTCGATCGGCGGGCCGCAGATGATGATGCTGGTGGCCAAGGTGGAGGACGTGTTCACCGAGATCGGCAGAAAACTCGGCATTCCGGAAAAGCTGATCCGCTCGGACGCCGAGAAGAACAAGATCCAGCAGATCGTCGCGACCATCATCGCGCAGGCGCAGATGGCCGCGCAGGGCGCCCCGCCGCCCGACGCCACCGGCCCGCCGCCCGGCGCCCTGCAGACGGCCTGACAAGAGCCAGGGTGACAGATGGCGAACAAGCGAAAATCCAGACCAGAACCCGCCGGCCCGGTCCGCGACCTGCACGGCATCGACCCGGACGAGGCGACGCGCGAACTCGACGCCGACCCTTCCATGCAGGGATTGATGGCCGAGCTTTCACGCGCCTTCGGCGGCGCGACGGATGCGGGCTGGGGCGAGATCAACGACACCGGCGCGGCGCTGCTGAAGCAGCGCGCCAGCCAAGCCGCCGCCGTCAAGCGCGAGGCCAACATCTTCCGCGACACGTTCTCGACGCCGGCGGGCCGCAAATGCCTGGCCATCATGCGCGAGATGACGACCGAGACGGCGGCCTATCCGAGCGAGGCGATGCTGCCGATGGACGCGATCACGCCTCTGCTCATCGCCCACGACGCGCAATGCCGCTTCGTGCGGTCGATCATCGCGGCGATCGCCGTCGCCGAAAACCAGCAACCACAACAGGGGCAGTGACATGACGACAGCAGCAGAAGGCGCAGCGCCGGCGGCCAAATCCCACGGCGTCGACCCGACGGCGGAAATCACGGCGAAGGACAACGTCGGCGCTTTCGCCGATCCGCCGGCTGGTGGCCAGCAAAAGACCGCGCCGGCCGCCGCCGCCGGCGACCTGTATTTTCCGCAGGGGTTTCCCGATCACCTGAAGGGCGCGACCGCCAACGAAACGCTCGACAAGGCCTGGGCCGCCTACAGCGGGGCGCGCACCGAGCTGGCCAAGGGCGCGCCGGCCATCCCGCAGCCGGGCGAATACCAGTGGAACTGGTCGGAGCAGGTCAAGGCGACCAAGTCGATCGGCCCCGACGATCCGGCGATCAAGGAATTCGCCTCGATCGCCCATGAGCATGGCTACACGCAGCGGCAGATCGATGCGGTGCCAAAACTGTTCGACAAGCTGGTCGAGAAGGGCCTCATCGAAAAGCCGTTCGACAGCGGCAAGCTGCTCGAGGAGCTGGCGCCCGAGACGTTCAAGGGAACGCCCGAGGAGCGCCAGGCCAGGGGCGGCGAGCGGCTCGGCCAGGCCGAGGCGTGGATCAAGCAGCTCGACCCGACGACGCACGGTTTCGACGAGGGCATGAAGCAGGAGTTGCGCCTCTTGACCACGTCGCGCGACGGTGTGCGCGTCGTCGAGAAGCTGATGAATTCAGGCATGGTCGCCTCGGTCAATCCGGGCGGGCAGGGCGGACAGCAGGCCATCACCAAGGAAGCGCTCGACCAGCGCACCGCCGACCCGCGCAACGACAGCACCAACCACGCCAAGTTCGACCCGGATTTCGCCAAGGAAACGCGGCGGCTCTATCAGCAGTTTTATGGATAGATGAGGCGCATCGCCGCTCCTGAAGCCCGCCAGCCACCCTGGCGGGCTTTTTACTGTCGGAGGGAGCTAAAAGGTAACAGCCTGCCGGCGCGCTTAGCTTTGCCAGCCGAACGGTGGAATGGACCCTCGGCGAAACGGCACCTGGTCCCGACAGGGAAAAAGCCCGCGCACGCTTTGGCACTCGGCCCCGCGAGAGAAACGCGAACCCACGGGAAAACCGATGTCCGACACAGCCCCCAACCATTACGTGCAGCAGTGGAAAGCCGACGCGCTGCACCAGTATCAGAGCGCCGGCTTCAAGCTGAAGAACACCACGACGCCGCCGGAGAAGATCACCGGCGAGAAAATGTGGTTCCCGATCTTCGGCGTCGGCGATGCCGAGGAAGACGTCAAGCGTGGCGACGTGGCGCGGCCGATCAACGCCAACGACACCACGGTCGGCGTCGACACCAAGAAAAGCCGCGCCTTCGAGGAAGTCTACGAGGACGATCTCGACCAGATGACGGTCAACCGCCAGCAGGCGGTTTCCAAGCGCTCGGCCATGGCGCTCGGCCGCGTCCACGACAAGACGATCGTCACGGCGCTGAAGGCGACCACCAGCTCGGCGGTCGGCGCCTATGCCGATCTGATGACGGTGCAGACCATGCTGAAGGCCAAGCAGGCGCTGATCACCAACGATGTCGGCGTCGAGGATGGCGAGCTGTTCTTCGCCGTCGACAGCGTCAGCTGGACGCAGCTTACCGGCGACAAGCGCTTCGCCAATGCCGACTATGTCGGGCCGGACCTGCCGCTGGTCAAGGCCGGCCTCGCCAAGACCTATAGCGGCGTCCACGTGTTCCAGCTGTCCGACAAGACGCTGCGCACCGGCGACAGCGCCAACGAGGCCACCTGCCTGATGTGGCACCGCAACGCCATCGGCTTCGGCTATGTCCGCGAGCTGACCGGCTCGGTCGTGTGGGACAACCGCAAGGACTGCTGGACCCACAACATGCGCATGCGCATCGGATCCAAGATCCTGCTCAACGAGGGCGTCATTCCGGTTCGCGCCAAGTTCGACGCGTCCGCCATCACGCTGCCGACGCCGTAACCGGCGTCGGTCTTTCAGCTCGTGCGCCGCCAGCTCCTCGTCCCTCGTCGCTGGCGGCGCACCCACCCATCCCCGGAACCGGCCCCAGCGCCGCTACGGACCAACCCAGAAGGAACCTGAAACATGCGTACAATCGGCAACGGCAAGATCCGCCGCAAGGGGGAAGGCGTCTCCTACGGCAGCGGCAGCTCGATCAAGCAGCTGTGCGACTGGGACCTGGCGACCGACGACGACGTCGCCACAATCGAGACGACCGGCTTCTTCAACGCCTTCGCCTCCGTCATGCAGGTGGGCGAAGTCATCTATGGCCGCGTCGACCTGAACGGCGTGCCGCAGCTGCGCAACTGGATCGTCTCGGCCAATAGCGGCACCGTGGTGACGATCACCCGCGCCGACAACGAGACGGCGGCGCCGCGCGCCGTGGTGCCGACGGCCGACGGCCTGACCACCGGCCTGATCTACGCCAACGACACCTTCGTGGAGGCGACCAGCGCCAACGCGGACCACATCCTGACCCTGCCGACCGCCAGCGCCGAGACGCGCGGGCGCGAGATATGGATCTGGGTGAAGCCGTCGACCAACTGCGAGCTGCGCACGCCGGCGACCAGCAACCAGACGATCAACAATGTCGACAGCGACGCTTCCGAGGCGCTGCTGACCAACAACCAGCTCTATGTCTGCCGCCAGCACCTGGCGACCGGCTGGCTGCTGCAGGCCTTCACCGCGCTCGGCGCGGTGGCGACCGCGATCGTTCCGGACTGATCCGACTGACGACGCCAGGCCGCCGGCGACGGCGGCCTGTTCCTCCCCAGGGGCCGCAATGGACAAGGTCACCATCATCAACCGCGCGCTTTCCGGGATAGGGTGCCTGCGCATCCAGTCCGAACTGTCGCCCGGCCCGGCCGGCCTCGAGGTGCTCGATACCTACGACGCCGTGATCGAGGACCTGATTTCGAAATATCCCTGGCACTTCACCAAGCAGTTCGTGTCCTGCAGCCGGGAGAGCGCCACGCCGCCGCTGGGCTGGTCATCGTCCTTCATCCTGCCGCCCGAGCGCATCGCCCTGCCGCGCGCCTTCTACGACAGCGCCACCTCGACCAGGCCGCTGACGCGCTTCCAGCTGGCCGGCGACCGCGTCTACACGGCCGGCAACGTGCTGTTCGCCGAGATACAGGTCCTGACCCCGCCGGTCGCCTGGCCCGGCCATTTCCGCGAGCTGGTGACGCTGTGCCTGAAGGCGGAGTATGCGCTGCAGGTGCGCGAGGACGAACGGCTGCGCGGGGTGCTGCGCCGCGACGCCTACGGGCCGCCCGAATACCAGGGCGAGGGCGGACAGTTCAAGGTCGCCGCCGACCTCGACGCGCAGGCCGCAGCCTCGCTGCAGCCGGCCGACGGCGCAAACCCGCTTACCGATCTTCGCCAGGGCTACGACCCGGAAGACGCGCGGATCGGCTGGTAGCGCATGGCCAAGCTCACCACGGTCCAGGCCGCTCACACCTATGGCGTACTCGACCCGCATGTGATCGAGCGGCGCGACACCAAGTTTCTCGGCGCCTCGCTGTCGGAGGCCGAGAACATCGTGCTGCTGCCGTCCGGCGGCTGGCAGGACCGGGGCGGCTCGACGGATTTCGGACGCGTGCGCCGGCAGCTCGCCACGGTGACGATCGATGGCACCATCCTGTCGCTGCCCAATGGCGGCTCGGAAAGCGACCTGCTGACCGCCGCCGGCATCACGGTGAGCGGCGCGACCGGCACGCGCTTCGTCATCTTCCAGCTGGATTTCGCCGTCGCGACCAAGGTGCATTTCTTCGATCTCTTCCGGATCGGCATCGAGACGACGCCGGCGGATGGCGCGATCATCATGGAATACTGGACCGGCTCGGCCTGGGCAGGCTTCGGCGCCCCGGCAAAAATCACGCTGTCGCCCTATACGAGGCGCATCGCCAGCGGCGCACCGGGCCATGCGGGCGTGACGGCGACGAAGTTCCGCCTGGCGATCGACGCCACGACGGCCGCGGGCGACGTCGCGCTGGGCGCCATCGCCGCCCTGGTCGAGACCGATGTGCTGTCCGACGGCCTGATACGTCGCTACGCGCCGGAAACCGGCGTGGCGCACCATCTGGTGCTGACCGCCAACCATTGCGACATATTCGAGGGCGAGACCTGGCGGGCCAGCGCGCCGCTGGTCGCGGCCGCCGGCGTCCTGCGCGAGCTCAAGCTCGAGCCGAAATTCGACACGATCGCCATTTTCCACCGCACCGTGCAGTCGCAGCTGATGAAGATGCTGGACGCCTCGACCGAATGGGCGTGCGACGTCATCGCCTATGAAAACATGCCGCGCATCGACTATGGCGGCGTCTATGCCAACGGCGTCAATTGCCAGCAGCGCGTTTCGATGTTCAACCTGGCGGCGGGCGAGCTGTTCGACCTCACCGTCGAAGGGCAGACGACGCTGTCGATCGCGGTGGGCGCCACCGAGACGATCACCGCCGGCAACATCGAGACAGCGCTCGAGGCGCTGCCAAATCTGGGGGCCGGCATCACCGTCACGCATCCGGGCGGCGGCTTCAACGACGTCTTCACCATCGAGTTTTCCGGCGACGGCAACGAGAACCGCGACTGGCCGCTGATCACCGCGACGGCGCTCGACGCCGACGGCTATATCCGCGTCGCCAAGATCGTGACCGGCAAGGCGGCCGGCGAGGACATGTTCTCGGCTTCCCGCGGCTGGCCGAGCGTCGGCCGCTACGCCCAGCAGCGCCTGATCCTCGGCGGCCTGCCGCAGAACCCGAACGCCTTCATCGCCTCGGTCACCGGCGATCCTTTCAACCTCAACACCGAGCTCGACCTTGCGACAGCGGCCTTCTCCTACGAGATCGACGGCTCGGAGAACACCGTGCTGCACGACATCGTCGTGTCGCGCACGCTGCTGTTCATCGGCGACCAGCAGGTGGCCTATCTGAAGAACAACACGCTGTCGGCGACCGAGAGGCCGCAATTCGGCCTTTCCGATGCGCCGGGCATCAAGCGCAGCGTCTCGGCGCTGTCGTCCGACAACGCGCTGTTCTACATCCAGAACGGCGGCAAGAGCCTGCGCTCGCTGTCCTATTCGGAAGTGGAGAGCAATTATCTCGGCGACAATGCCAGCGTGCTCTCGGCGCATCTGATCGTCGATCCGGTCGACATGGCCCGGCGACGGGCGCTCGGCGCCGTCGACAGCGACCTGCTGATGATCGTCAACGCCGACGGCACGCTGACGGTGCTGACGATGATGCGCACCCAGGACGTGTCCGGCTTCGCCCCGTGGCGCACGCCGAGCGGCGGCTATATTTCCGCCTGCGTCGACCACGCCAACAAGGCCTGGGTCCTGGTGACGCGGACCTACAATGGCGTCCAGCAGATCCGCCGGGAGCGTCTCGACCCGGAAGACCTGCTCGACGCGGCGCACGAGACGACGGTGACGGCCTCGGCGATCGTCTCGGGGCTCGACCGCTTCGCCGGCCAGAGCGTGTGGGTTGCATCCAATGCCGAGCTGTTCGGGCCGCTGCCGGTCAGCGGCGGCGGACAGGCGACGCTCGACCATGCGATCACGAGTCCGGTGCGCGCCGGCTACTGGCCGCAACCCTTCGCGGTCGATGTCGGCGTGTCGCTCGAGGCGGAAACCGGAGCGCGCCAGGCGCGGCTGAAGCGTGTCAACCGCCTCGAACTGTCGGTGATGGATACGACGTCGATCGCCATCCAGGCCAATGACGGGCCGGTGTTCGACCTGCCGCTCTACAGCAACGCCGAAACGATCACCGACAAGGGTCCGCTCGAGCGGCCGTTCACCGGCAAGGTGGAAGCGGAAGGCATGCACGGCTTCAATCGCACCGGCAAGGCGAGGGTCACGCAGGCCTTTCCCGGCCGGCTGACCGTGCGGTCGGTGACCAAGACAGTGGCAGCGTAGGGAGGGCGGCGCATGGAATTCCTGGGTGCGCTGTTCGCCGGCGGGGCCGCCGCCGGAGCCTCGACGGCCACGGCCGGCGCCGCCACGGCCGCCGCCGGCGCCGGGACCGGCCTCGCTTCGCTGTCGGGCATCGGCAGCGTGTTCTCGGCCGTGGCGTCGATCGGCAGCGGCATAGCAGGCATGGCGTCCGCCAGCGCGGAGGCCAAGCAGCACGAATTCGCAGCCAGGGACGAATTCATCGCCGGCCGCGAAACCAGCGCGGCGCTGAAAAAGGAGCTGGCCGACACGATCGCCAACAATGCGGTGGCGTTCGCCGGCGGCGGCGTCGATCTCGGATCGGTGAGCGTTGAGACGGCCAAGGCGCAGGCAAGGAAGGACGCCGAGGCCGAGCTGTCGCTCAACGACGCCAGCGCCGCGACGCGCATGATGGCGCGCCGGCGGGCGGCCCGCAATTCCAGAGCGCGCGGCGCCTGGGGCATGGTGACGTCGATCGCCACGGCTGGGCAGGAGCTGTGGGGCGCCGGCCAGACACAGGCAGCGGTGTAGGGGAATGGCGCAGATCGAGCGTTTCACGGCAAAGGCGCCGAACCGGCCGAACCTCGAACCGTCGACCGACAGTGGCGCGGAAGCCGCCCTGGCGCATGTTTCCGGCATCGCGTCGCGCATCGCGGCCGACTATGGCCGCCGGGCGAAGGAGGCCGCCCTCGAGCAACAGGCCGCCGCCCTCAAGCAACAGGCCGCCGCCGGGCAGGCCCATGGCGCCGGCGCGTCCATGCCGGGCCTCGATTTCGCCTTTGCCGGCAACAGCGCTTCGACGACGCCAGCAACGCCAGCCGGGCCAGCAGGTGCGGGAGTGGCCGCAGGTGCGAAGTCGGAGCGCACCAGCCAGGCCATGGCTTTCTTCATGTCGAAGGGTTGGGCCAAGCACCAGGCCGGCGGCATCGTCGGCAATCTTCTGGGTGAAAGCTCGCTCGACACGGCGGCTCGCAATCCCGGCGACGGCGCGGACGGCTCCGACAGCATCGGGATCGGCCAGTGGAACAGCGGCCGGGCGCGGGCGCTGAAGGCCTTCGCAGCTGCGGCCGGCACCGACTGGACGGATTTCAACACGCAGCTTGCCTTTGTCGACCACGAGCTGCGCACGTCCGAGATCTCGGCGGGCAACATGCTGCGCGCCGCCGGCGACGTGCGGGCCGCCACCGAGGCGTTCATCATGTATGAGCGCCCGGCCGGATCCAACAAGGGTGCGCGTTTCGCCCATAATTACGCCGGCCGCCTGGCCAATGCGGCAAGCGCGGCCGGCCTCGACATCACGCAGGTCGGCGTCCCGGCGGCCGTGCCCGCCTCCGGCATGACGGCCGGCAGCGGCATCACGGTCAAGCTGACCGGCCAGATGCAGCCGCTGGTGCTCAAACCCGCCGGGACGCCGGGCAACGACGCCTTCAACGAGGCGGCCGTCGGCGCCTATCTGGCGCGCGCCGACACGGCGATGCGCCAACAGATGGAAGGCCTGGCGATCGCGCACGAAGGCAATCCGGCGGGGCTGATCCAGGCACTGGATGCCGCCCGCGCGGGCTTTCTGGACGGCCAGCCGCCGGAAGTGCGCATCAAGCTCGACCAGAGCTTTGCCACGCAGCGTTTCGCGCTGATCGGCGAGGCCTCGACCCGCTACCGCCAGCAACAGGAGAGCGCGAACCTCGCGGCCTTCGAGGGCAGCGTGGCGGCGCGGACGAGGAACGCCTACCGCCTGGCGGCCAGCGACGCCGACCCGGCGGATATCGACGCGCAGCTTGCCGGCGAACTGGCCGGCCTCGAGGCCGAGATCGACGCCTCGACGATGACGCCGCTGCAGAAGTCGCGCGCCAAGGTGGACGCGGCCGAGGGCGTCATGTCGGCGCGCGTGCTGGGTGGCTTTTCCGCGCTCTCCGACCCGGCCGAACGGGCGGCCTATGCCCAGCAGTTCCGGGATGACTATCGCGCCGGCGAGGGCGCGTCTGCCGCGCTTCCCCTGTCGACCTTCGAGAAGATCGACAACGAGCTGACGCAGAAACTCAACCAGGACGCAGCCGCCGCCGCGAAGCAGGCGGCGGCGCTGGACAAGTCGATCGACGAGCAGATCGGCTTCCTGAAGAAGGGCCTGCCGGTCTCGGAAGCCACGCGCGAGCGGCTGCGCGGCGAAGTGGCGAAAACCGACAATGCGGCGCTGGCCGCCGATCTCGATTTCCTCGACGGGCTGGCGCAGAGCCAGAAGGTGCTGATCGCCTCGCCGATCGGCACGGTGGACACGACGATCGCCCGGCTGCGCAAGCAGATGACCGAGACCGGCACGACGGCGGCAGCGGTAACGGCGCTCGACACGTTCGAGACGCTGCGCGACAGCATGGCCAAGGGCCTTGCCGAGGATCCGCTGACCTGGGCCGATCGGGCGGGCGTGGCCAAGATAGAGCCGCTCGACTTCACCGACGCCGCCAGCCTGTCGGCTTCGCTGACCGAGCGGACCAGCGACGCGGCGGCGATCGCCACGCATTACGGCATCGAGCCGAAATTCTTCACGCCCGGCGAGGCCGACGGGCTGAAGAAGATGCTGAAGAAGGAGCCGCTGGCCATGCCCTCGCTGGTCTCGGGCCTGGCGGCCGGGCTCGGCGACGATACGCCACGTGCGCTCGCCGAGATCTCGGGCGAGGCGCCGATCCTGGCGCAGGTGGCGGGCCTGGTGCATGCGACCGGCAGCCAGCGCATCGCGGTGGAAGTCGCCGAGGCGCTCGATCTGCGCAACCAGCCCGGCTACAAGAGCGCGCTGCCGACCGCCGGCAAATTGCAGTCCGCCGCTGCATCTTTTCTGGGCGAGGCGCTCGGCCCCGACGTTTCAGGCATGGCCGAAGTGATGGACACGGCCGGCGCGCTGTTCGAGCGCCGGGCGCTGGCGCGCGGCATCGCCATGGACGAGTTCGACGTGACGGGGAGCCCCGCGCGGGAACTCTATCTGCAGTCGCTCGACGAGGTGCTCGGCGCATCGATGCGCGGCGGCGTCAAATATGGCGGCGTCGCAGAGGTCAATGGCAGCGTCACGGTCGCGCCGCCCGACATCGCCGCCGAGGCCATGCAGGACATGCTGTCGGCGCTTTCGGCCGACGACATGGCGCTGCAGCAGCCGACCGACAGTGCCAATTTCGTGCCGGTCTCGCTCGAGCAGATCCGCGCCGGGACGCTGGTGAGGGTCGGCAACGGACGCTACCGGGTGGCCACCGGCGAGATGGCCACCGGCGACCCCAAATATGTGGCGCGCGCCGGCGGCGGCTATTTCGAGCTGGACTTTGCCCTGCTGAAGCGCTCGCAGACGGCGCGCGGCGCCTCGACCTATCGCCCGCCAATCGGCAGGGGCGGACGGTGAGTTTCTGGTACGGCAAGCCCAGACCTTCCTCGACCGACACATTCGCCGGCGGCGTCGCCTCGCTCGGCGACATTTTCTCTGCCGCCCACGACCAGATGCTCTATGTCGACAATTCCTTTTCCTCGGCGGCGGCCATGGAACAGGCGATCGACGAGCGCAACGCCGAAGTCTTCTCGGCGACCGGCGTCAAGCTCGACAATCCCTACCGCCGCGACTTCCGTGCGTCCATCCAGGAAGCGGCGATGCAGGAGCAGCGCCGCTTCGACGGCCGCGTCCGGGCCGAAGACCCGGCAAAGATCATCGCGCAGGGCATAGAACGGTGGAAGGCCGACGTGGCGACGGCGGCGGCGCGCATTCCGGACGGCAATGTCGGCGAAAGGCTCAACCGCTCGATCGACGGCGACGCCATCCGCATCGCCCGAAATGCCGACGAGACGCTGGCGGCGCGCATGGAAAGCCGGCCGGGGCTGGGCAAATGGGCGGCGACCTTCGCCGGGGCGCTGTCGGGCTCGCTGCGCGACCCGGTGCAGGTCGGCACGCTGTTCATTGGCGGCGGCGTCGGCGCCGGGCGTACCGTGGCCGCCCGCGTGCTGTCGACGGCCACGCGCGAGGCGCTGGTGAACGGCGCGGCGGAAGCGGCGCTGCAGCCGCTGGTGCAGGGCTGGCGCGAAAAGGCCGGCCTGCCGCATGGCGCGGTGGAGGCGGCAAGGAACATTGCGCTGGCGGCGGGGCTTGGCGGCCTGGTGGGCGCCGGCGGCCGCGCGGTGGTGGAAAGTGTCGGAAAACTCTCCGGACGGCCTCTGGCGGCTTCCGGCGAGGCGCTGGCGGCCGATCCGCGCGTGCCCGAGCCCTTGCGCCGCGCCATGGGCGGCGATGCAGGCGAAGCGGCAAGCGCGCTTGCGGATGTGAGGCCGGCGCTGCCGCCGGCGGCGCGCGGGGCGCTCGACCATGTCGAGGTGCTTGACCATGCCGAAAAGCTGCGCCCCGTGGCGGCCGGCCTCGAGGCGCATGACGCCGCGATCGGCGCGGCGTCCAGGATCGTCGAGGATCTGCCCGACGCGGTTCCGCGCTTCGAGATCGACGCCCGGCAGGTCACCCGCATCGCCGACGAAATCTTTGCCCCGTCCTTAAGCTCCTCGCAGGGCTCGTCGCTGACGGGGACCCCGCTTAGCATAACCGAGTTCCTGATCGGGCGCGGCGGCGTGCTCGACGATCGGGGCGAGCTGAAGCACATCGGCGCCGAAAAGCTGACCAGGAAGCCGAAACAGCGCGGCGTGCCCGACCGCCGCGTGCCGCTCGACATGGCGCGCGAGGCGGCGGAGGAGGCCGGCTATATCGGCCGCGCCGACGATTATCAGACGACGACGGTGGCTGACCTTCTGGAGGCGATCGACGCCGATCTGCGCGGCAATCGCGTCTACAGCCGGGAGGACGGCGCGCATGTCGACCAGATCTCGGCGCACGAGGCCGAGCGCGGCCGCGTCGAGGCAACCGTGCGCGAGCTGGCCGAGATCGCCGGCCCTGCCGTGGACGACGCCCTGCTGCGCCAGGCGGCCGAGCTGGCGCTGCGCGAGGGGATGGACGCGGGGGATGCGCTCGAGCGCGTGTTCATGCAGGCCGATGCCGCGCCGATCGAGCTCGGCCGCGCCGGCGAGGCGATGCCCGGCTGGTCCGATGCCGAGCTCGAGGCGGCCAGCGCGCGGCGCGGCGACGAGCCCTACGCGGATCCGCAGTCACCGTTCGACGATCCAGCCACCATCGACGAGGAATGGCAGATCAATCTGCGCGACATGGGCGAAGTGCCCGATTTCGACATCCCCGGCGATGACGGGCCTGTCAGCCTGGCCGCCATGATGGACGACATCGCCAATGACGGCGAGCTTGCCGCAACCGTGAGGGCCTGCCGTGCATGATGACAAGATCGTCACGCTACGGGGCGAGGCCTTCCAGCAACGGCACAGACCGGACCCGGAGGGCATCGCCGCGCTCGAGGAAATGCTCGAGCGGCTGCGTGCCGGCAATCTGGTCGGCTACGTCTTCATCGGCGAGACGGCCGACGCCGCGCACACCACGATCCGCAGCGGGCCTTTCGGGATCACCGCCATGATCGGCCGCGTGGAGCGGCTGAAGCATCTTCTGGTGACGATGACGGAGGATTAGGGCCATGGCATCGTTCAACCAGTGCATCGACACGGCCGTCGAGGGCGGCGTGCTGAAGAAATCGGACGGCGACCGGCTGAAGCGCGAGCACAGGCGCCATGCGCTGGCCCATGCCAATGTAAGCCCGGCAACGGCCGCCAAACAGGCCGTCGCCGATCTCATCGAGGAGATCGAGGCGGGCGCTAGGCACAAGAAGCGTAAGGCGATCCTGGCGCTGCAGGCGGCCCGGCGGATCAACGCCGATGCGCGGTCCTGGCGCAATGCCGCCGGCAAGGGCGATCTTGGCGCGGCCTTCCTCGACATGCTCGAGCATTTCGGCACCGCCAATTTTTCCAGCGTCGCCGGGCGGCAGCGCGCGATCACAGGCATGGCGCATGCGAAAATGGAAAGCCTTCTGCATCATTTCCGGCGCGGCGCGATCACCGGCGACAAAGGCAGGTGGAACGTCGCGGATCTCGGCAACGTGCTGCGCGAGGCTTTCGGCGAGGATACGGGCGACGCGGCGGCCAAGGGATTTGCGAAGGTCTGGACCGAGACGGCCGAGTGGCTGCGCCAGCGCTTCAACGCCGCCGGCGGCGCGATCGGCAAGCTGGACAATTGGGGACTGCCGCAGCACCACGATCCGCGCGCCCTGCGCAAGGCGGGCCTTGCCGCATGGAAAGCGGCGATCGCCCCCAAGCTCGATCCGGCACGGATGCGCCACCCGCTGACCGGCAAGGCGATGACGGCCGCCGACCTCGACGAGGCGCTCGACGCCGTCTGGAAACAGGTGGCGACCGAAGGCTGGGAGCGCCGCAAGCCGACGCAGCAGCGGTTCGGCAGCGGCCCACTGGCCAACCAGCACGCCGAGCACCGTTTCCTTGTGTTCAAGGATCCTGCTTCCTGGCTGGACTACCAGCGCGATTTCGGCGGGGGCGGCGACGTCTTTGCCACCATGATGGCGCATGTGAACATGATGGCGAAGGATATCGCCGCCATGGAGGTGCTCGGCCCGAACCCTTCCGGCACGATCGAGTGGATGAAGCAGACGATCGCCAAGGAAGGCGAAACCATCGCCGCCGGCGGCAAGGGCCTGCTCGGCGGGGCGACGGCCGCCAAGGCGCTCGACCGGGCCAACGGCGCGCAAAAGCGCCTCGACGAAGTGTGGGGCTCGATCCGCGGCGAACTCGAAACCCCGGTATCGAGCCGCTGGGCCAACGGCTTTTCGGCGGTGCGCTCGCTGATCACCGCCAGCGTGCTCGGCCAGGCGGCGATCTCCTCGATCTCGGACGTCGGCACCGCGATGATTGCCCGCAAGTTCGCCGGGCTGCCGTCGGGCAATGCCTTTGGCGAAATCGTCAAGGGCTTCGGTGGCGGCACCAGGCGCGAGGCGGTGGCGTCCGGCCTGATCCTCGACAGCGCCGCCCATGTGTTCCACGCGCAGGCGCGCTATGTCGGCACCTTTTCCGGGCCGGAATGGGCGGGCTATATCGCCGACCGAGTGCTGACCTGGTCGGGCCTGACGCCGTGGACGCAGGCCGCCAAGCATGCTTTCGGGCTGGCCTTCCAGGTGGAGGCCGGCAGGCATCTGGGCAAGAAGCTGGCCGACATGCCCGCCGCCCTGCAGGCGACGATGCGCCGCTACGGCATCAGCGATCGCCAGTGGGAGATGCTGGCCAATGTGCCGCTGCACCAGGACCATCTGCTTCGCCCGGCCGAGATCGCCGAAAGGGTCGACGCGTCACTCGCCGAGAAATATCTCGAGATGATCCAGACCGAGACCGAATATGCGGTGCCGAACGGCTCGCACCGGTCGCGCTCGCTGATGCTCGGCAAGCTTCAGCCTGGTACGCTAATGGGCGAGATCGCCCGCAGCGGCGCACAGTTCAAGAGTTTCGGCGTGGTGTTCGGCCTGCTGCACGGCATGCGCATCCACCGGCAGATCGTCGGGGGCGGCGGCTACAAGGCGGCGAAGGGCTGGGCCGCCGGCGCGCCCTATGCCGGCTCGCTGCTCCTGTCGACCACGCTTTTCGGGGCGATGGCGCTGCAGCTGAAGGCCACCGCCGCCGGGCGCGACCCGCGCGACGTGACCGATCCGGCTTTCTGGTCGGCCGCGATGCTGCAGGGCGGGGGCCTAGGCATCTATGGCGATTTCATGTTCGCCAATGTCAACCGCTACGGGGCAAGCCTCGGGTCGACGCTCGGCGGTCCGACGTTGCAGCGCGTCAGCGATTTCTGGAACCTGACCGCGGGAAACGTCATCCAGCTGGCAAGCGGCGAGAAAACCCATTTCGGCCGCGAGCTGGTGAAGTTCGCCAGGGGCAACATTCCCGGCGGCAACATCTGGTATCTGAAACTCGCCTTCGAGCGCGAGGTGCTCGACCAGGTGCAGTTCCTGGTCGACCCCGAGGCCAACAAGGCGTTCAAGCGCCAGCAGCAGTTCTGGCGCAGGAATTTCAGCAACGAGTTTTACTGGGCGCCGGGCGAGCGGCTGCCGAGCCGGGCGCCAAACGCGGCGGCGATCGTCGGCGGATAAAAGGTAACAGCCGCCTCCCCACCCTACGATCCGTGCGCTGCCGTCTGTCACCGGCCGCGTGTGTGAAGCCCCTGCCGCCGGCGCGCCGCGATACGCGTCGGCGGTTTTTCTGTGTTAGTCTTGCCTCACGCGCCGCAGGCGCTCCGGCGGAGCGGCCTGACCGGCCGACGGGCGGTCGCCCTTGCGGCCTTCGGCCGATCCTCCCCTAAAAGGTAACACCCGTCACCGGCGCTTAGGCTTCGCGCCCATGACCGCGCCGACCGTCAACGACCGCCTGACCATGCTTGCGCCGGCCGCCGGCACGACGGCGCTTGTCTATGATTTCAAGCTCGACCGCCAGGACGCGCTGACCGTGCAGCGCATCCGCGCCGGCGTCACGGTGACGCTGGTCAGGGGCGTCGACTACAGCTTCCTGTCGGGCCTCGGCAGCGAGGCCGGCGGCACGGTGACGCTGGCGGCGGCAAGCCTGGCCGGCGACACCTACGTGCTCATCGGGCTGCTGCCGATCGTGCGGCAATCGGACTTCGTGCATGCGGCCGTCTTCGACACGGTCAAGCTCAACGCCGATCTCGACTATCTGACCCGCAGCGACCAGGAGCTGCGCCGCGACATCGAGCGGGCGTGGAAGGCGGGCTATGGCAGTGTCGGCGGCGTCATCTTCGTCGGCGCCAACGGCACCGTCGCCATGTTCCAGGACGGGAACCTGGTCGAAGGGCCGTCGGCCGACGAGATCGAGAACGCGCAGGGCTATGCAGTAGCCGCCGGCATTTCCGCCGATGAGGCGGCGGCATCGGCCGCTGCGGCGCTGGCGGCGCTGCTGGCGCTGGCCAGTGTGATCCTCTACCGCGACATCCCGGCGCTGAAGGCCGATGCCGTGCTGACCTATGGCAGCACGACGCCCGGCGCGCTGATCCTGACGCGTAGCGAGGGCAGCGTGTTCAAGGTAGCTGCCAGTTCCGCCACCGATCACCACCTGACCACGGCCGGCGGCGTCAAGCTCTACGATTTCGGCACCTATGACAACGCTGCGACGGCGCAGACGCAGGTGCTGATGGACCGGCTCCAGCACGGTCTTTCTGGCGATGTCATCGTTGTGTCCGACTCGACCGGCGTGGGCACCGACCGCTGGGTCTACCGTATTGGATCGCTGATCGGCGCGGACTATCCCACGCATTCGGTTTTGTGGCGCGAATGGGACGACGGCACCTCCAACTACGGTTCGGCCACCGTGCTGCAAACAGGGACCGGAGCCGGCGTTCTGACCTTCTGGTCGGCCTCGATCTCGGGAAGCGTCGCCAACCGCTTTACCGGGGCGCAGATGGCGGCGGCGGTGACGCCCGGCACTATCGGCCGCGACCCCGACCTGATCATCTTCAACTATGGCCACAATGGCGGCAATGCCCTGGAAATCCAGGTGCCGATGCAGGCGGCGGCTGTGGGCTCGGTTTCGCGGCTGTGCCCGCTGACGCCGATCATCATCATCGGCCAGAACCCGGTGACAAGCGGCGCGAACACCGACGACGGCACCATGCGCGCCAAGGTGACCGCCTGGCAGACGATCGCCCAGGAGGCCGGCGCCGGCTTCATCGACGTGCATGCCTTCTTCGAGGACTATGCCAGGCCCTACGCCTCCTACATGGGCGACACCGTGCACCCCAATTCGCTGGGCTCGGCGCTGTGGACCTACTGCGTCTATCGCGCTTTCCAGTACCGACCCTCGATGAAGCGGGCCTCGGCGCGGTCGCTGCTGTCGCGCGGCGTGATCTACGCCAAGAGCGACTACACCGACTTTGCGGGCTGGACGCTGTCAAACTGCACGATCTCCAAGGACGTGTCGATCTACGAGACGCGCGGCGGCAGCGCCAAGCTGACCGGCGACGGCGTCAATACCCACGCCTTCTTTTCCAAGGTCGTCATCGACAGCAGCGACATCCTTGCCTATCGCGGCCGCTACGTGACTGTGAACTTTCGCCTGCGCGTGCCCTCGGGCAACTCGATTTTCTGCGGTCGCGTCTCGCTCTATGACGGCACCACAACCACGATTTCGGCCAATGGCGGGCCGCAGGGCAACGGCTTCGTTTCCAACGCGGTCAGCATCAAGGTCGGCCTCGCGGCGACAAGCCTGACCGCCTACGTCTACATTAACCAGGGCACGCCATCGGCTGAAATTGTCTATGTCGACCGCATGACGTTGAGCGACGGGCTGCTGCCGCAGGACGCCCTCGGGATGGCTGATCCCCTTGTGGAAGGGACGACGACGCCGACCTCCGTTTTCACGACGCCGGGAACCATCGTCACAGCCACCACGCTCGACTATTCGAAGATCGGCAACCGCGTGTTCTGGAGCGCCGTGGTCGTCACCAGCGGAACGGCAGGCGCCGCCGCCGGGGAACTGCTGATACCGCTGCCCTTTACCAGCGCTGTCGACGCGTGCGGCGCTGGCGAAGTACACTCGCTCTTCAAGGGGTGCAACGCGCGCATCTCTGCGGGCGACTCGGTTGCCCGAGCCTCGCTCTACGACGGCACCACATTGGCATTCTCCGGCCTGAAAATTGTGGTCGGCGGCAGCTACAAGGTCTGACAGGAGAGGCACGCAAAAATGGCCACCGGCAATTTCGAACGCTGCCATGCCGTGACCGCCAAATGGGAGGGCGGCTGGAGCAACCACGCCGCCGACCCCGGCGGCAAGACCATGTACGGCATCACGGAAGGCACGTACCACGCCTGGCTGCGCGCACGCGGCCGCGCCATCAAGCCGGTGCGCGGCATCACCATGGATGAAGCCAAGGAAATTTACCGCCAGAACTTCTGGAACCCTGTTTCGGGCGACACGCTGGCCGCCGGCGTCGACCTTGCGACCTACGATGCCGGCGTGAACTCCGGGGTTTCGCGCGGTAAGAAGTGGCTGGCGGCCTCGCTGGGCGGCACGCCGGCGCAGACGGTCAAGCGCATCTGCGCCAAGCGCCTCGGCTTCATGCAGTCGCTGAAGATATGGAAGACCTTCGGCAAGGGATGGGGCAGGCGCGTCGCCGACATCGAGGCCAAGGGAGTCGCATGGGCGCTGTCCGGGGCGGGCAAGAGCCAACAAGCCGCCAAGGCCGAGCTACAGATGGAAGCGGCCGCCGCCGAAAAGGCCGCGAAACGCCAGGCGACCGGCGCGGCAGCTTCGGGCACGACGGCCGGCGGCGGCACCGTCGTCGGGCCGGAAGCGGCCGACCAGCTCGGCGGCCTGGCGCTCGCCGGCATGATCGGCCTGCTGGTCGCCATCGCGCTGCTGCTGATCTGGCGGGCGCGCCTCAACAAGGCGCGCAGCGAGGCCTATGCAAGCGAGGCGAGGGCCACAGCATGATCGCCACAGCCATCCTTCTGCCGATCGCCGAGAAGGTCGGCGCCACCGTCGTCAAGGCGCTGCTGGCCAAGGCCGGCGTGAAAGGCTTTGACGGGGCCGTGGACGCGATCGTCGGCACGGTGGCCGAGCAGGCCGGGTTGAAGCCCGAAGCCCTGCCAGAGGCCACGCCCGGCCAGCTGGAGGCCGCAATCGTCAAGACCGAGCAGATCGCCGTCTCCGATCCGGCGATCATGCAGGCCTTTGTCGACAGTCAACGGCTGTCGGTCGATCTGCAGCGCGCCGAAATGACGGCCGAGCCGGCATGGACCTGGGCCTGGCGGCCGGCATGGATGTGGATGCTGGCGCTGATCTGGCTCTACGCCTTCCTGCTGCGGCCGATCGCCAACGCCACCACCGGCGCCTCGATCGAGGCCGTCGACCTTTCCATGCTGATGACCCTGACCGGCGCATATCTGGCGCTCTATATGGGCGGGCACACGATCAAGGACGCGGTCGGCAAGGTGGCGGGCAAGTGACGACAGAGGAACTGCGATGGCTGATCGGCATTTCGATCACCGTGGTGGTGGCCATGGCGACCATGCTGGTGGCCGCCTTCCGGGCGCTGTCGGGCAAGATCGAGCGAGGGAACGAAACCATGTCGAAGGCCATGAGGGATGGCGACGACGCGCTGCACGAGCGGGTCAACCGGGTGCGCGACGAATATGTCAAGCGCATCGACCTTGACGGCCACCTTGGCCGCATCGACACCACGCTGCGCGAAATCCGCGAGGAACAGAAGGACATGAACCGCCAGCTGATGGCGGCGCTGTCGGCCAAGCACGGATAG